TGTCTACCAGTGTATCTACCAAACTCAGCCATATCCAGAGTTTCACCTCTTTGAACTGACCTACCAGTTTGACCACTAGCTCTACGTGCTCCTAGTTTCTTTGACACGAGTTGTCTAAACTTTTCTTCGTTCTGAGCTGTTACTTTACCACCTAAAGCACGTAAATTAGATTGTGCTTTAGCGTAGCCACGTTGTGCAGCTAGATCATTTTCGTTTAGATCTATATTGTATTTGTTAACTTTAGCGCCATAAACAGAGAGTTGTTGGAACCAGTTACGCTTACGCATTTCCAGTGCACGTTCATACTCTCTTATTCTTCTAGCATTCTCAGCTTTGATTGCTTTCGCTTGACCAATGCCACCAAGAATACTACCGGCTGCTTTAAAGATTGCGCCAGCTCCTATTGCCACGGCAAAACTCCATAAATGATAATTGATTAGGTCCGTGTTTTACTTCCCTTAGAAATTTGAACCCTAGGAATCTCAGTAGTTTAATATGTACTTTATTGCGTTTGTCCACAATGTTCCATAATAACTTTTCTTTTCTACCCTCTACATATCTTTTTGCTTCTTTAGCAAATGTAACTGGGTAGTCTTCTATTGCAGACGTGCATACCATCCAAATCTTTCCATCTGGAGATACTCCTGCCATGCCTGCTATTTGACCATCAGGTACCTTAAAGTACACTGAGTCGCAGTTATTCATTCCTACAACTAATGCATTCTCAGGATCATGTCCATGACCTTCGGTAATTTCTCTGTAGTCATCTGGTAGTAAATTGGAAGCTACTGCAATAGCAGCCTCCAATGTTGCTGGGTGAATGTATTTAGACACGTGTGTAATTTCTATTGGTGTATTTACCTTCCCACTGATACGAAACTATCGTAGCGGGTGAAGGGTGTTTAGATTTTACAGTAATTATTAAATTCTTATTTCTTTCATAACAAGGTATTGTGCCAGTTATATCTGGTACGAACCCTATGTTATTTGCATTATAATCGTCAGCTATAGTTGATTCTACTACTTGATTAAATAAAGGTTTACCACTTCTATTTACTTCCATGTTATATAAACCAACTTGTCCAAAATTAAATTTAACTCTATGTATTACTAAATCAGCTCTAGTATCTTTTCTTGTAGCACTACCTGATCTATAAGTAAAGAAGATTTTAGGTAACTCTACTTGCATCTCAAATTGATATCCAATAAGAAATGTTTCTCCAGACCAGTTTCCTATTATTTCTAGGTTAGAACCATTAATAGTTACGTCTGCAAATCTACCTAAGTTAGTACCAGAATCAGTATCGTAAGCTGCAATATCATTAGAGCTTTCAAATCCTGTAGGTTTTGCAAATGTAGTTTTACCAGTTGTACTATTATAAGTACCACCACCTGTAGTAACACTTGTACAGTGATCTAAGTGTATAGGGTAATCTTCTCCAGCAGTTACAAAATGACCATTGTCATCTAACTTAATAGAGTATTTTAATAATTGATCTTTGTTGTTATTTCTTACTACTACATATAATGCATCGTCTAACATACAATGATATCTAATGGTACCAGTTAAAGTCCATTGAAACCATGCCTGTAATATACGTTCATTACCTGAAGTAAAATATCTGTAACCATATAAAACTGATTGATCTTCTTCACTAAATAATACTAATCCGTTTTCTCTAGAGTTAGATATAAGTTTTAAATCGTTCTCAAATAACTGAGATACTACTTTACTTTGTTCTACAACATCCGGTTCACCTTCTCTTCTTACCTGTGACATTTCAAAGAATCTACTATATTTATTAGCATTATCTAAGAAACCAATAGTAGTTCCTAAGTTTACTGGATTAGTTTTAAAGTTAAAGTTGTATGATGCAAGTCTATTTATTTTAGCTGTATTAGGATTAAACAAGTCACTATCTGTAGTCAACATAAATTGTTGGTTTTTAGAAAATAACACTAATCCCGTATTTACTTGTATAGCATCATAAATTATAGCTGGGTATTCTGAACTGCAAGATAAATCTATTGGGTCAACATTTGAAAAACTGATAGCAGTCCTAGCCCAGAAATTAAAAAAGTTTCCCGGACGAGAAAGTATTACGTTCTCATCACTAAGCATGGCTAATCTATTTCTAAAGAATACCATTTTATTTATAGTCTTACCTACAAAGGATGCCTGTGGGTTAGTGCCACCTACTCCAGTATCTCCTACTTCTGCACCTTCCCATGCTACTTGTGATAAGGTAAATGTTGTTGAGTTAGTTCTGACTAATTGTAGTGGCATAGTACCAGCATCAAAGTTAGTCTTAGCTCCCGGTAACACACATTCTTCCCACACACCTTCACCATCAAAACCATTATTAGCAATAAACTTTAAGTAATAATCATCTTCTTCAGCAGCACCGTTCTGAACTTTTACTACAAAACCATCTTTACATTGTCTTGGTAAGTCATCTACAGTAAGTACTTCTCCAGCTACAACATTTAATAATTCACTAACTGGTGTAGAAACGTTAAATAAATTCTGTTCTACTCCATTTTGTACATTAGAAGTTCTGGTAATATAAAGACCATTACCTATTTGTTGTACATTATTAAAGTTTCCTGTAGCTACTATCTCTGCTCTAAGAGTACCAAGTATAGATTCTGGAGTTACTGTTGTTTTAGTGTCAAACGATGTAGGGTTAGGTCTAACTAATCCTAGATTAGCTTGTACGGATGATGAGCTAGTTTCATTAATAGTTACTTTATAATAACCATCTTTCATGTACACATAGAAATAGTCGCCTGTTTGCCACCCCTCGCCGCCATAGAGAAGGTCATTTGTTGTTGTGTACCTTGTTCTATATTCAACGTTAGATCCAGCTCCTACGGGCGTAGACTGCCCTGTGGTAGTAATTCTAAAATATAGGTTACTTCTACCTGATTGTCCTGATTGATTACTTGAGTTATATATATTTACTTGATAGCTAAATGACGTGTCAGTTTGAGTGTCTCCTGATACATCTCTGGTACCCCCTACAGCATCATTATCAACTAAAGTACCACCACTAGCTATATCAAATATTCTAGTTCCTACATTAGGAGCTAAGTCATCTGACCCGGGTCCTGCATCTTCATCACATCTAGTAGTATTATTTACTCTATTTACATGAGTATCCATATGACCATTACTGGTGCAATAGTTATTACTAGATCTTACCATTTCTACGCTTATTCTAGTAGCTGTAGTAATAGTTGTAAAATTTGCATTATCAAATAAATTTAAAGCATACTGAGCTGCATACTTTAATGTTTTTAGTTCTATAAATACTTCTGGAGGTCTTAGTGGTTCTATAGTATTAGCCATAGCAACAGTTTTAGTTCTGTTAGTTAAGAACGTAAAATCGTTGATAGTTAGTGTCTGTATATCCTCGTCATTACTATGAGATAGATATGTAGCCATAGCAGATGTAGAACCAGTAACAGTCATCTCTGAACCGTCGTTACACTTCCACATATTTATGTCACCAGTTCTACTAACCTGACCTATATACTGTTCGTCTTCATCTCTGTAGTAATGAAACCATCTACCAGTAGCAGATGAATTATTAGTCCCATCACTTAGAGAAGTAACAAGTTTTCCACCGGGACGTTTAAGTAAACCATGTGTTACATCAGGTAAAACATTGTTTGCAACATTAACCTGTCCCGGGATTTTTAGTTCGTCTGGCTGTTGTGAAACGCCACCGGTTAATGTAGGTACTAATTGTGTAACACTTGCCATTATCTAATTAATGCTTTGTAAGGTTGATAGGCGTCATATCCTTGCTCCTCTCGGAATCCAAAGAAACTATGATCTCCTTGCTGAGTATCATATTCCATGACTATTGCTCTAGTTATTGCTTCTTGATTCTGTAATAACTTAGCAAGGTTAGCATCACCAACTAATTGAGTAGCTGCTCTGGTTGATGCTTTAGCTATAATATATCTCTGAAATGCAGAAGGTATATCTTCAAAATTATATAAGTATGTAGCATCTATTAATACATCATTTGTAAACTCAAATGTATGGTTTACTTTGTCATATAATTTTCCTTCTCTTTTTACAACATCAAGATTTCTAGTTATCTGTCCATCATGTATATCGTAACGGAGCATGTTAGTAGGGATACTGATATGTTTATTTGCATCAGGACTAATTTTAATATGTTCTTCTGAATTAAAATGCCATCCTTCATTCAATACATCTTTAGTAGTTTCTACTAATAAATTAAATATAAATGATATCTCTGGGTTTGTACTTATCAACGCACCTGTCGTTGTATCTTTTAATTGTGTAATAGGTGACTGTCCTATGCTACCCAAGATAGAGTTAACTGCGGATAGTTCGGTATCGGTTGCTATTGGAGTAGTCATAAAATTTTTGTCATAAAAAAAAGGGGGGAGGGTAAACCTCCAAGCCCCTGTATAAGATTTAGAATGCAGCGTTACCTGAAGATCCAACAGCAGCACCGGCAATAAGCTCGACACATGCAGCAGGGTTAAGGTAGTCAGCACCCATAGCCATGCGACCTAAGATCACATCGCCTTGGTAAACAACTGAAACGTCGCCTGAAGTTACTTGAACCTGTGGTCCAATAGCTTCTACAACACCAGCTCCTTCCTTCTGGAAGATCAAACCACATGAGTTAGCAAATTCTGTTTCTTCACCGTACTCGTTGTTGATTCCAGTTACGTCAGCAGCAGCGTCTTCGACAGCTTCGCCAACAAATGAACCTACGTTTGTAGGAGATGTGATTCCGGGGTTTGTTGCACCAGCAGAACCATACTTAGTACCATACTGACTGAAGAATGGGATGTTCATTGACTTGAAGATCTTGATGCCTGCAATTTCAATGATACCTTGTCCAGACTGTAAAGCTGTACCTTGTGTATCTCTGTTGATAAGTCCGCTTGAACCTACACCTTGTATTAATTCGTAGTACTGTCTTGGGTTAAGTACAGCTACTCTTCCGTCTTCACTAACACCTTTCTCATCTAATGCCGCAGCAGCGTCATAGAAAGCGTTAATTAGAGAAGCTGGTACATAAGCATCAGATGCTTGGTTGTTTGTACCTACACGGATTTGTGTTCCACCGGGTTCTACAAAGCCAGACTTTGTGATTGGTGAAGCAGCTCTAGCACCACGAGCGATAGATCTAAAGATTAGTCTGTCGTACTTTTGAGCAAGAGCGTATCCAATCTTCTTGGAAATTTCTCCTCTCAATTCGTAGTGAGCAAGTGTCTCGTCTAATTCGTAAACGAATGCACTTGAGATTAGAAGGTCATCACATGTGATAGTCTTCTCAGCTACTGGAGGTGCTCCATCGGAGTTTCCAAGTATGCTGTTGCCGGGTGTATGGAACTCGGCTTTAGTGTGTCCAGTATAGATAAACTGCAAAGATTTTCCATTTTTTAGAGTTCTCTTCATAACGAGATCCCTTGCTATCGCATTGTGTTGGAAGCCTTTGAACATTTCTCCACTGAACAATTTTAAGTAAAGTGCTCTTGCGTCACCTGTACTATTGGACTGACCGGCGCGAGTTAAACTCGTGGTCATTCCTGAACTCTGTTGAGCCATTGTTATGTCCTATTTTAAGGGGTATATTGTATCGTTCCTAACGTTAGAATGTTGTCAGTCTTAATTGGTCTTACGTGAGACTGTCACGTTTGTGGTCTATCCCACCGTATATACGGCTGATGGTATCCTCCTTAGAGGGCAAAAGCCAGATTGAGATAGGGGGACTTGAACCCCCTAAGATCGCCTAACCGATTACTCTAGTGTAAGCAATGCCACGATATACAAAAGTAACTTTCATGGTTTTCTCCTATATACCCAAGCCCCGTTCCATGCTTGAGTCGTCATGCGTCCCATGCGGGATGAACGGACGTGGTTGCTATTTTCTCTTCTTTGCAGTTTTAGCTGCTCGCTTGAAGTTCGCGTTTGTGGGTGCTCCGGGTGATCCGGGCTTTCTCATCTTTTCACCAGAACCAGCAGCGATGCGCTTTTTCTTGGCATGGATGTTAGCATATAAGCCACGCTTACTTGCCATATTTCTTACCCCCTTTTTTCATGCCACCTTTACAGGAGCCTTTACCTTTGTGTGCCATTACTTTTTCCTCATGTTTTTAGAAATAGCCTTAGCTACCTTAGCAGGCATTTTAGGATTCTTAGACATCAGCTTTTTAGCTGTGCCATTACCATTTTTTTTGGCAGGAGGTCTGCCTCTTTTAGAACCGTAGGTTCCTTTTCCCATTGGCATAATTAACATTTCCATTTGCGAAGGGCAAGAGCCTTACGAGTAGGCTTGCCGTTTGGTTTTTTCATAGGACCTTTCACGCCCGACATGCGAGCGCAGAAAGATCTTTTACGAGCACCACCTTGAGGTTGTGGTGCTTTAAGATTTGATCCAGTTGCAGCGTTGTATTTTTTTCTACCGGCTGCTGTCAGACCCCCCGTCCGACTCTTGTGTTTGCCCATCTTCAGGCTTACGTTCTTTCTCTTGGTTGTCATTGCTATTACAAAATTCAAATCTTGTTACGCTTGCACGCATTTTATCAGATTGTTGTGACATATTGTTCCAGTGTCTAGACACTCCAGAGATAATAAAACAGTTAGTAATTATTGTTAATATTAAACAAAGCTTATTAAGCAATTTCTGGAGCGGTGAGTGCTATTTGTGTTGACTCAGCGTTAGCTAAATCAAGTGGGAAGTTGTGTGCATTTCTTTCATGCATTACTTCCATACCTAAAGACTGTCTGTTTAGAACATCAGCCCATGTAGGAATTACATTTCCACTAGCATCAACTACTGACTGGTTAAAGTTAAAACCATTTAAGTTAAATGCCATTGTGCAGATTCCCATGGATGTTAGCCATATGCCAATAACCGGGAAAGCACCAAGAAAGAAATGTAAAGAACGAGAATTATTGAAAGACGCATATTGAAATATTAGTCTACCGAAGTAGCCATGAGCTGCAACGATGTTATAAGTCTCATCTTCCTGACCAAATTTATAGCCATAATTCTGTGACTCCTGTTCAGTTGTCTCCTTAATAATAGAGGACGTAACCAAACTTCCGTGCATAGCAGCGAAAAGAGATCCACCGAATACCCCAGCAACACCGAGCATGTGGAACGGATGCATAAGGATATTGTGTTCTGCTTGGAATACGAACATGAAGTTAAAAGTACCAGAAATACCAAGAGGCATACCATCACTGAAACTCCCTTGTCCGAAAGGGTACACGAGAAAAACCGCTAGAGCTGCTGAGACTGGAGCCATGTAAGCTACAAAAATCCAAGGTCTCATACCTAGTCGATAAGATAGTTCCCATTGTCTTCCTGCGTATGCAGCCACTCCAATGAGAAAGTGGAATATAACTAACTGATAAGGTCCGCCATTGTATAACCACTCGTCCAGTGTAGCAGCCTCCCAGATAGGATAGAAATGTAGTCCGATTGCGTTAGAGCTAGGGACGACAGCTCCTGATATTATATTGTTCCCGTATAATAAGGAGCCGGAAACTGGCTCACGTATGCCGTCGATGTCCACAGGTGGAGCAGCGATGAAGGCGAGAGTAAAACATATTGCAGCAGCTAGTAAGCAAGGTATCATTAATACTCCGAACCATCCTACGTATAGGCGATTGTTTGTACTTGTTACCCACTCACAAAATTTCTGCCAGTTGGTTGTAGTGTCTCTTTGTAATGAGATTGCAGCCATGTGATTAATTAATTTAAATGAATGTTGTCGCATTCCTCTTCGACTTTGGAGAGGAAAAAAGAGATGAGGTCCATCTTATTCTTAAGAGGTAGGTCCTCATCTAGTATTATTTTATATCTTGCTTCGAGAAAATCAAAGCAACTCATCTTCCAGTTATAAGGACTAAAAGATTCCGGGGATGATTTGACCGGTTGTGGCGTATGCGCCAAGAGCAGCAACGATACCAAGCATTGCAGCCCAGCCGTTAAAGCGTTCCGCTTCATTAGTCATAAAAGGATTGGTGTTAATTGGATAGTTTTCGATGACTCTTGCAGGAGTCTCGTTTGCGTAAATGTTTTGTTTACCGTATTCGGTAGTTCTCATAATAGTTCGGTGTGGTGGTTTACATATTGGCGAGGACGATCCGATTCGGGTCGCCGCTATGTAATTAGAACTGTAGATCTGACTGTTCTAGTTTTGCTAGAATGTCATCTCTGTATGCTTCATCTGTTTCATAGCGAGGATCACCCATAGCTGATATTAATTCAGCTTGTGATCTAAATGTATTCCCGCTAGTACGAGGTGGCTTACCTTGTAGAGTTCTGCCTTCGTTACCAAAAGCATTATCATACTGTGCTTTCAATCCTTGCATAGCTAGGTTAATAGCTTCTACATTTCCTGAAGCAACTAAGTTATCATAAGCTACCACTGTAGGTTCAGGCAAGTTATTAGCAGCCCAAGATACAATATTTGTATATTGTTTCTCACCACCAACAGCATTTTGTATTTCGTTTACCTGTGCATCAGGAATATCTACTTCCTGTTGTTGTTGTGCAGGAGCATTTTTTATAGACTCCATATAAGCATTAACAATATCTGTACTACTCATTGAAGAAAACTTGTTTATAGTTTCTGGTGATAAAGTATTGTCATTACTATAATATTCTTCAGAAGCTTGAGATATTAGATCGAATGCAGGAGACGTTTCAGATACCTCCTCATTAGTTCCTTCTTCTTCTCCTTCTCCTTCTTCTCCTGCTTGGTCTGTTTCTGATTGTCCAAGTTTACTTTGTAATTCTAGGTATGCTTTTTCTAACTCTTGTGGGTTATTGTATTTCCCTGCTAGTAAACCTTCTTGTTCTGCTACTAGCTTTTCACCAACTTCTAGAGAGTCCTGTTCATCGGCTGAGAGAACTTCTGTCTGTGGTGTGTTGTCATACGATAGTGTTTCTGCCATTATTCTTCAATAGGTGGTTCTTCTGTTGTTTCTGCCATACCTTCCTGCATAGCTGCATCCATTGCTGGATTCTTAGATGGGTCCATCATAGGAGTACCAGCTAGTTTACCAGCTTGTTGCACTAAAGCTTGTTGCTGTTGTGCTTGCATTTGTTGTTGCATTTCTTGGTCTATCTGTTGCTGAGTCTTAATTAGATTCAGTACATCTATACCTTGTGCAGCAGCTAGTCTACGTATAGCTTCTAGTGGTTCTACAAACTTCATGAGCGCCTCTGGTCCGAGGGTCTGTGCGATAGTACCAATGAACTGGGTCAATGATTCTCTATCTTGTCCTCTACCTAATGCATTAATACCAGCTACGATTGTAGGTCTGACTATATCTTTAGGTAGTTTAGGTATCTCATTACTACGTTGTAGAACTAAGAGTGTACGATTCAAATATGGTATTAGGAACTCAATCGTGAGCAACGAAAATATTCCGCCGAGCTGTTGTTCAAGTTCTAATTGAGTGAGTCGTACTTCCTCTGCTGTTACTCGTTCAGCTTGTCTTATGTTCATCACTAAGAATGCTTCGAGTAATCTTTTCTCTATCTGATTAGCCATGTTTGCAGCAGTAGAGAAGTCGGCTGTCTTACCCACTTGTACTACCTGTACGTCTTCTGCACGTCCAGATACAATGGCACCATTGCCAGCCTTAGCAATAGTCTGTGGCTTTGTTGTGGAAGATGGGCTGACTAGAAAGATTACTTTCGAGGCGGCTGCTGCGCCTTCAACAAGCGCTTGAGATAATCCCTCAACTGTTTTAAGGTCTCCGAGAAACTCTTCGACTCTGCCTCTACCATAATCTTCTCCGTCAACTGTATTGAATCTGAGCACTAACCAAGGACTTGCATTTTTAGGTGCGGTACTACGGCTACCGGGAATGATCTTATCGAACGCTTCCTGAAACCATACCCACCTACCATCTATTAATTTAACACAAGTGTACACTTCAATGTCATCCTTGTCCGTGGCTTTTGTCTCATCTACTACCCCTTGTTTTGATAATGGAGTTGGGATATCTACATCCATTACTTTTCTATTGATTAGTTCTTTAGTAACTATCTCTAAAACGTTGCCGTTCCCATCACGAGAAACAACGTATCTTGAAAGCGGATAATTTTTTAGACCATCTTTACCCATAAAGATAAGGGCGTTACCGCCAACGATCAAATGTTTGAGTGCTTGATGAATAGTTACTCTATCATTTGATGCCGCGATATATTCCATTATCATTCTCTCCATCTTGGAGAAGGATAGGTCTAACTCTCCTCTAACCTCTGGCGTAAACTCCTCACCTAGTTTATCTTCCCTTAGTTGTAACTTAAAGAAGCTAGTTTGAGGAGGTAGTATTGCGAGCATTAGCTTTGCAGCTAAGGTTACTACGCATTTACTACCTATGCTTTGCCACGGTACTTTCAAAGATTCGTGGTTTGGTCTAGACGATAGATCGTCTTGAATTAGATAAGGCAACGTAAGTTCTGAACACTCTACTGCTTTGTCTAGAAATTCTCTACGACTTGTAGAGAGTTGTTCATATCTCTCACGTGCTGTCATCATTGATTAATTCCTCCGGCTGGACCTGACTGTCCAGTGTTTATTTTAGATCCAAGAGGTACTCTTAATTGTGAGCTGCCTCTACCAAATTCTGAAGTTTTCTTAGATTGAGTTCTTCTTACCTTTGGATTCACTTCCTTTTCCATTGGCTCAGGAGTTGGTAACGGAGCTGGTGGAGCTGGAGGTACTGGAGGTGGTGGTGGTAAAGGTACTGGTGGTGGTGGTGCGGGGTTGCCGCCTCCGAATATACACATTAGATTTCGTCCTCTGTTTGTTTTTGTTTTAAATAATCAACCACACTAGCTTGTCCAGCTCTGTACATGATTGATTGTATATCTTCTTTTGGGTGAACTGGTTTCCACCCAAAGTTTTGATCTAACTCATTAACTAAATCGTCAAGCTTTTCATTATGAAGCTTAAGAGTATTGAGGGAGATTGACATTTGAGTGTTCAAAGAATGCAGGCATTCTAGCTGCCTTGGTTTGTGAGAATTCTGGTGCTTTGCCTTCGTACATAAGTCTGTCGCTGGCATCTAACCAAAACTTTTTGTCTAAATATCTATCAGTATTCTGTTTTAAAGGTTCCATTACCCAGTTAATAGTTGCCTTCCTTAGAAGGTCAAGAGATCTACTAGGTTTGAGACCTAGCTCAGCACATACCAAACTGTTAGTTGCTACATGCACTTGCTCGTCTCTAGATATATCTGCTGATACTGTTCTTAATCCTGCGTCTCCACAAAATCTAAAGAACGGTAGTAATACAAAAAAGATTGCTCTCTCTGCTACTAACGCTTTACATAATGTGTGGTCAGGATGTTGTTCCCATGCTGCACGTAAGCGTAAAGCTTCGGCTTCGGCTTTGTCATCTACGCCTAGTGCGTTGGTGATGTAACCAAGAGCGAGGTCATGTTTAATCTCGTCCTTTACGTTTGATTCTAGAAGTGCTCTAGCAGTGATGGGAACATCTTTATCAAGTGCGTCTGTAATAAACTCGCCAACTGGTAACTCCATATGGCGTATTGCAAGGGCACGGTAGATGGTTTCTTCTGCACCTTCTTTTAGTTTTCCTTTAGATGTTTGTACGGGTGTCCAAGTTCTTTTTCTGGACAGTAATTTTAAATAGGGATTCATTGCTCGCAATCGCATTCAATTTTCATAGCTGGATCCGGAACAAAGTCTGGATCTGGTTCTTTACTAAACAAATCTCCTAAGTAATTCTCAACCTCAAGATCTCCTAGTGCTGCGTAAGCATCAGTTTTATCTTGTGTATCACCCATTACCTGTAAGCTGTAGTAAAGAGAAGTCTGTGGTGATTTTAACCACTCTTCTATAAATGCCTCATCGTATGTCACCATGTCACTCCAAGAGTTGAAGCTATAGCCATGAAGCAATCCTGTTCTGTTGAGCATAATCATTATCTGATCTGCCACTTGTTTGAAACTCTCCCATCCAACTTCAGATGCGATCTCAACGTCGCCATATTTTACCTGTTCGACACCAAACTCACCTGAATCCCTGTCAACTACTCGACTAATAGGTGGTGCAATTTCTGGTGTTGAAGTAAAGCCATGAATGTCTCTACTCCTGTAAGAACAACTGGCGGTAGGAGCTATCGCGAATGCTCGTTCCATGTTGTTCTCTCTTGCTATGTTAGCTGCCTCTTGTATGCCGAGGAAGAGTTCACGTGCAGCTAATCCCGCGTAACCTTCGTAAGGCTCAGCATTGTTACATGCTTCAAGTGCCTTACCAAACTCGGCATATGTAATGTTGTTGTTAGCTAGGAAGTTAGCTAATCCTAACACACCTAATCCAACTTGTCTATCATTTTCTGGTGCTAAGTATTCACCAGTTCCTCCAACACCTGTTTTACCATGGAGGCTGCACAGTTCTTGCATGCCTTCACGGAAACTTGGTCGTAGGTCGCCGATACGACAGGCACCGAGATTGATATGTTGTAAGAGGCAAGTTCCGCGTGAGGGCAAATAAACCTCAAGGCAGACGTTGCTCCTGATTCGTTTTCCATTGTTGTCATGTTTTATTTTTGATAACCAAATGTCTCCTCTTGCAATTCCTCTAATAATTGCTTCCTTGACTCGAGCTTCTGAATTAGTCCAGAGTTCTGGGGTGAGGTCAACACATCTTTTAACCCATGGGAGTTCTTCTCTTTTGACTTGCACGAAGTCAATAATATCGGCGTGATTAATGTCAAGGTGAATAACGCACGCACCGTTGCGGTACGTACCACCGCGTCTAAGTATTTCATTTAATGTTGAGTAGATTTTTGCGAATGACACTGGTCCACTTGCAACAAGTGTATCAGGTCCTTTATTTGTTTCTGTCCCTGCCGGTCTAAGGTCCGACAAGTGGACTGCGACTCCTGCTCCAAAGCGTAGAGCATGGCTAACAAAACGCCAGCTTGCTTCGATTCCATCTGACCCCTCCATAGAGTCTTGTACATTAAAAATTGTACATGATACTGGAAGACGATTGGTGGGATTGTCAATCCATTGCTGAACTCGACCAGTTCTAGCTATTTTGTTGGGTGTTTGCATTTTTTTTAGCTTCTTTAAGTAAAGGTACTAATAAATTATTAAATTTAAATAGTTGTTTTTGTAATTGTAAGTATAGTTCTATCATCGTCTCTTTGTCAATCTCATACAACGCTAACTCTATCTCCCTCATCTGTAGGTCTTGGTTCAGAGTCAATTTTGTAGTCTCGTATGGGGTTCCAGAGGATTGGTTCTTTTTTCTCATGGTCGTAGTCTGATGTTGTAAGTATGCGTGCAAGTCTTGCGTTGACTAACGCATCCTTTTCAGTCATGTCCTTTTCTTCAAAGGTTTCAACGACTGCTTTCCATGTGTATCCTTTCTCTTCAAAGATCTTCTCTGCTTTTTTAACTCCAACGCCCGGTACACCCGAGTAACCATCTGTATTATCGCCAGCGAGTGCTTGGATTAAATGCCATTTTGCTCCTTCGTTAGGAGAAATAGTAACTGTTTCTTTGAAGTCATATAATTTACCGGGAATCTGTCTCATATCTTTATCAGGTGAGACAATAATGTTTCCGGGATATTTTGTTGCGTAAATACCTAACGCATCATCAGCTTCAAGTGTATCCTTGAGAATAACTTTGTAGCTTTTTCTTAGTTCCTGTATAACTCGTTTGAATCCACAGGGTTTTTTTCGTTGTCGATGACCCTTATATTCGGGTAGAATTTTTTTCCTAAAATTATTAGGACTTGTAAAAAACAAGATCATTTCATCGTCAAACGAACCTAATTCGTTTTGGACTCTATCTAAATCTCTTTTAACGCATTTCATTGCATCTGAGAAGTTAGAAGTAACAACAATAACGTCATCACCAAAATCCATTTCGGTTTCGGCGGCTGCACAGCATTTATATACTATGTAGTCGCAATCAATTAATAGTTTCATATTTAATGCACGTCATGCCATGTTAAACCTTCTTTTGCTTCGGCTGCTATGGGACAACGTAATTGGTAGTATTCTCCAGCAAGTATTGCTGATTTTTCTAGTTCTCTTCTGACACCGACTGCATGATATGGTCTACATTCAAATTGCAATTCGTCGTGAACGAACGCTAGTTGATGTG